AATGAAGCCGCTCAGTTTGTACTCGGAAGAAATGGCACCGTTGAAGTAGAGTGGCAGGCTGAACGCTTTGGCGACTTGCTCGGCTGCGTATGTCTTGCCGCTGCCGGCTGGGCCGACAAGCAAAACATTCACACGGGCTGAACAGACTTTGATCAGCGTTTCGAGCTTGGCGTGAGACATTCCGAGCGTTTGCATGGAGCCATCGATTTGCTTGATCTCCAGCAGCGTTGGACGTGGAATTTCAAGTTTGGCGATTTCAGCCTGAATCAGCTTGATCACCGCGCCCTCGTCCATTGCTGCATCGGGAATTTCGATCAAATCAGACAGCGCCATCTGAAGCGCCAGCGCTTTCGCGCTCATCGAGCCGTTTGCTTTCGCTTTCGGCTTAATGTCTGCATCGTTGATTGCCTCGACCGTGCCGACATACTCGCCGGCCGCGTTGATTTCGACTTCTTCCGATTCGGCGTCAATTTCAAGAACGCCAGCTTCGACCAGCTTTTCCACCGCGCCATTGATGCGTTCGGCAGGATAACCAGCCAACTGTTCGCGCAGCGATGTTTCGCGTCTGCGCGCATAGTCGTTTTCTGTCGTATCTTCGACCATCATCAAAACTTGCATGATTGAGTCACGGTCGAAGTCGTTGATATTTACGTTTAGCATGGTTTTTTCCTCTCGCGAAGGGTTGTAGTGCGGAAAATGCACCCGAGAAGCTGGCTTCTTGCGAATCCAGCAACCGGCTGATTTCTCAGCGTCGCGAGAGAGGAAAATTTCGAATTGTTAAAGAACCTTCTGCCTTTTGCACCCCTACGGGTTCCCTTTGGGATTCCCCACAGCCCGAAATAGCACTCAATTTGCTGGTGGCTCACACTCCTACTATTGGTTACACCATGCCCGAGGGCTTTGTTTAAGGTCCGTTTCCAGACCAGCAGGCCGACCCCTTCCGGAACCGCCAGCAAAAGCTGGCGACCCTTGGATAAGCTGTGCGCTAGGTAGTCCATCATCAGGCAAGGCCATCAATCCAGAAGGCCAAGCCAGTTAGGTGCATGGTGTGCAATGGGCAGATTGTTAAAGATCTTTTTTTGGGCAAGGCTTTCCCCTTGCCCCTCAACTACTTAACTACTAAACAACAGGAACCATTAGACTACCAAAAAGGTAGTCTGAACAGGTCCAAATGTACTATTTTGAGTAGTACATTAGGATTGCCTCAGATGTACTAGGGGTTTATATCTAGGGGTGTGCAATATTGCATAAGCCTATGATTCTAAAGAAGAAAAAAGACCAGCCACCCCAGGACCTTTTTCTCAAAATTGAGAATCTGGTCCTGCTGCTGCTGCTGCTGGTCCTGCTGCTGCTGCTGCTGGTCCTGCTGCTGCTGCTGCTGGTCCTGCTGCTGCTGCTGCTGGTCCTGGTCCTGGCTTTCCTGGCTTTCCTGGCTTGGGTTGTTTTCCTGTTCCTGCTTGACTTGATGCTATGCACAGTGAAAAGTAGGGTTTGCATATCAAAAAGGAAGCACGATCAAATGGCTTACGACTACGGAACAACAGGAGAAGCCGTAATTAAGGAGATTGCGGCAGAAGACCCGCGATGCCTGCTTGGCTTCTCGACCGGCAAGGACTGCATTGGCGCGTTTATCGCCATCCGGGACCACTTCGACATTCAGCCGTTCTATATGTACCAAGTACCAGGGCTGGAGTTCATCGAGAACTCGCTGGATTACTACGAGCGGACAATCTTCAATGGGCGCCGCATCATGCGGCTGCCGCACCCGACGCTCATCCATTGGCTAAACGATATGTATATGCAGCCGCCAAGCCGCTTGCAGGTCATGGCCGACTTGCAGCTAGCCCAGCACAATGGCGATGACGTTAATAAGGTGATCAAGGACGAAATTGGGTGGCCGCAAACGGTGATGACGGCGCTCGGCGTGCGGGCGGCAGACAGCCCGCAGCGACACATGCACTTCAAGAACAACGGGCCGATCAACAGGCGTAGCGGAAGGTTCTACCCGGTGTTCGACTGGAACAAGGCGCGGCTGCTTGACGAGATAAGGAAGAGCGGCATCAAGCTCCCGGTTGACTACCGACTGTTCGGCAAGTCGTTCGACGGTCTTGACCTCCGCTTTTTGTTGCCGATCAAAAAGCATCACCCGAAGGACTACCAGACCATTCTTGAATGGTTCCCGATGGTCGAATTAGAGATTTTCCGTTTTGAGAAAAGGATGCAAGCATGAGTTTATTTGACCTGGACGATGTGAAGAGCGTCGGCATGTTCGGCGAGGCTGGCGCCTCTTCATTCCTGGATGAGCCGGAAGAGATTGACCCCTATGAAGGCATGGACGTAGAAGAGCGCGCCGAGACGGTGCTGAACGAAGCTCAGATCGCGTTCAGGGACCGAGCAAGGGCCGAGAATGAACGAATGATGCTGGCGGTTGATTCGGAGTTCTGGGTGGCGCTTTCATTCCAGACACGGGCACAGAAGGAGCAGTTCCTTGAACTCGCGAAGCTGATTCACCTGGGAGACAAGTATCTGGACGGCTGGGAAGTGGCGAAGGTGATGGGAATCACGCTTGATCGCGTCAAGCAGCCCTACAACGACTCCAGCAAGCTAGATCAGAAGTGGATCGACTTGGCCATGTAGCGCATGAAGTTCTTCAGGTTGGCTGCGGCGCTCAATGGGCGGATTCTCCCCATAGCCAAGCAATCCGCGCGGCGTCAAACAGCCAACAGGAGATTTCAAAATGGCCGGAAAACGAATCACGAAAGTCAAGATCAAGGCTGGTGGGCGCCAAGTCGTCAACATGCCCCCGAAGATCAAAGTGGGCGCAACCACTATGTCGAAGCGTCGCGCCGCAATCGCGACAAAAGACCGTGCAAAGCGTGGCGTGACAATCGGCGCCTCAAAAGCCCGTAGCGCGTCCAACCCAAACTGACCTGGAGGATGTAGTCATGGCCGTAAAGATGAGAGTGACGAAGGTAAAGATTAAGGGCGCCGCTGCAAAGAACCCTAAGTTCACCCCGATTGGGATGGCTACACGGTTTGGAGCAAAGGGTCGGTCTGCGGTGAGGACTGCCGGGGGTAAGGGCCGAGTGGGAACTGGTGCAGCCAAGGCTCGCAGCGCCTCAAACCCGAACTAAACAGCGGTAATCGCACAAACAGATGGCGGCCATGTGCCGCCATTATCATTTCAGGGCACGGCCACGCCCATCTTTGAGCGATAGACCGCAGCACATACCGGCCACGTCAGCAGCCCAATGACGAATGCGGCGTCAATATTCTTGCTTGATTCAGCAAGGAGACCGCCACATAAGAACAAAACAAACAGTAACAACCATTTAGCCGCTTTCATCGCGCTTTATCCAGTGTTCGTTGATGAGGGTAGTCGGCTGAAGCATACGCCAGCTTGTCAAGCCTTAACGCTATCTTTTCGTTTATAGTGGCTATCAATAAGGTATAGAAGAGGCTGGTATGGCTAGACCAAGATTTGAACCGACAGACGAGCAGCGAATGCTCGTTGACCAGCTAGCATCGCTAGGAACGCCGCAGGACGCCATTGCGGCGATCGTGTCCATTGATCCAAACACGTTGCGAAAGTATTTCAAGGAAGAGCTTTTTATTGCCGGCCACAAAGCTACCGCAAAGGTAGCGAATGCGCTTTTCAAGAACGCAACGCAGGAGATGAACCTTGGCGCGCAAATCTTCTGGCTCAAGACGCGTGGACGGTGGAAGGAAGCGCCGCAGGAGATTCAGTTCCCGGATGCGGAAGGCAAGCCGCAGGCAATCCCAACGATGGCCGACTTCTACAAGTCGGTGGCCATTGCCAGGATGCCGACAGATGCGGACGCTGAAGATTGAAGATCAGGGTCAGGCGGGCCAAGAAGGACGAGCCCGATACGACGCTCCAGATACCGCCTGCGTTCGGGCAAATCTGGGAGCCTGCCCGCTACAAGGTCTATCACGGCGGGCGAGGCTCCGCTAAGTCATGGAGCGTGGCCGGCGTGCTGGTTCACATGGGCGCCCGCATGCGCATCCGCATCCTGTGCGCTCGCGAGTTCCAGAACAGCATCGCCGATTCGGTCCACAAGCTGCTCACAGATCAGATCTACAAGCTGGGCCTGATGCAGCATTACGAGGTCACGAAGACCAATATTCGCTGCCCGCGCACCGGCACTGAATTTCTCTTCAAAGGGCTGCATCACAACGTCAACGAGGTCAAATCGACCGAGGGCATTGATATTTGCTGGGTGGAAGAGGCGCAGCGGGTGAGTGCCGAGTCATGGCAAGTCCTGATCCCGACGATCCGCAAGGAAGGCTCCGAAATCTGGCTGACCTTCAACCCGGACAGTGAGACCGATCCGACCTACCAGCGCTTTGTGCTCGACCCTCCGCCGAATTCCATCGTCCAGCAGGTCAACTATTCAGAGAACCCATTCTTCCCCGAGACGCTGCGGGCCGAGATGGAATACATGAAGCGGGTGGACTACGACGCCTATCTGCACGTCTGGGAAGGCAACCCGCGCACCATCAGCAACGCCATCATCTTCAAGGGCAAGTTCAGGGTCGAGTCGTTCGAGCGCCCGCCAGAGGTCACGCGCTTCTACTACGGCGCCGATTGGGGCTTCTCGCAAGACCCGACAGTTCTGATCCGCTGCTACATCCACAACAACACACTGTTCATCGAGCACGAAGCCTATGGCGTGGGCGTTGAACTGGATGACATCAACGCGCTGTTCCGCACGGTTCCGGGCGCCGATAGCTGGCCAATCAGGGCCGACTCAGCTAGGCCAGAGACGATCAGCCACGTTCGCAACAAGACCCGTGACGGCAAGCCGGGTCTGAACGTGTCTGCCGCGCCAAAGTGGCCAGGGTCAATCGAGGATGGCATCGCTCACATCCGCCGCTTTGAGTGCGTGGTGATCCATGAGCGATGCAAGCGCACTGCCGACGAGTTCGCTCTGTATTCCTACAAGGTGGACAGGGTGACAGAGGAAATCCTGCCGGTAGTGATCGACAGGCACAACCACTGCATTGACGCAATCAGATACGCACTGGCGGACATGATCCGTCGAGTCAATCAATCGCCGGCAGCGGCGCAACGAATGCCACATGAGGCATGGAGGACACCGTTATGACGATTCCAGTAAACGAAATCGAACGAGTCATTGGCGTGACTGCATATCGCAGACTCGGGTTGGCTGTTGGGGGGTGTGACTACAGAATCCCTTCCTGCTCCGACTGCGAGCTTGGCGCTGCCCTGATTGATACTGTTGGGCATGATTCGGCAATGCGGCTCATCAAGTGGGGTGGCGGCTCGCGCATCTACATCCCCTATTCGCGCACAGAGGAGGTTGATCAGAGGCGGCTTACGCTGCGCGAAATGCGGGCAAGGGGCATGACAGTAGCTGAGATCGCCAAGACGTTCAGGTTCGAGGGGCGCTACACCGAGCGGCAGGTTTATGCGCT